CCGGCGGTAAGGATTCAACAGCAATGCTTCTGCGAATGCTTGAAGAAGGAATGCCCGTTGATATCATTCTCTTTTGCGACACAGGATTAGAGTTTGATGCAATGTACCGTCATATTGATAAGTTGGAACAATACATAAACAAACCTATAACACGGCTGAAAGCTCCACAATCATTTGAATACCTTTTTTATGAATATATGCCCAAAAGAAAGAATCCTGAACTTGAAGGCAGAAAAGGATTCAGTTGGGGCGGTCCCCGTAATCGTTGGTGTACTTCTGTTTTAAAGACACGGGTAATCGACCGATACCTTAAAGACCTATCGGAAGAATATACTCTGTGTCAGTACATTGGCATTGCTGCCGATGAACCACAGCGTATCCGTAAATTCAACTATCCTCTTATTGATTGGGGTATGACCGAAGCAGACTGCCTTGCCTACTGCAAAGAGCGAGGTTTCGATTGGGATGGCTTATATGACATTTTTAATCGAGTTTCTTGTTGGTGCTGCCCGTTACAATCTTTCGAGGAACTCCGAAAGCTCCGTAGACATTTCCCAGAGCTTTGGGAGAAACTTCGCTACATGGATAAGCACACATGGAGAAAGTTTCTGAAAAACTACTCCGTAGAACAGCTCGAAGTCCGATTTGCTTATGAGGATGAGCTGACAAGTCAAGGCTTGCCGATTAAAGGTAAAGCCTTTTTTAATACATTAAAAGAAAAACTGAAAGGGGTTGATTAACAATGGGTATTCTATCTGGTCTATTCCGTTCAAGGGATAAGCCTCAAAACCGAACAGTCGGAAGTAACTTTTCATTCTTTATGGGTGGCTCGACTTCCGGCAAACCAGTAAACGAAAGGTCAGCCATGCAAATGACAGCGGTATACTCTTGCGTGAGAATTCTCGCTGAAGCAATCGCCGGACTACCTCTTCACCTTTACAAATACACGGAAAGCGGTGGCAAAGAAAAAGCCTGTGACCATCCACTGTATTTGCTGTTGCATGATGAGCCGAACCCGGAAATGAGTTCTTTTGTGTTCAGAGAAACACTTATGACGCATCTCCTACTTTGGGGTAATGCTTACGCACAAATCATCAGAAACGGCAAAGGTGAAGTCATTGCTCTGTATCCGCTTATGCCGAACAAGATGACTGTTGACCGAGATGAAAACGGGCATCTTTATTATACCTACCAGAGGGCAAATGAAGAAGCTCATACTATGGAAGGCACATCGGTGAAACTAAATCCATATGATGTGCTTCATATTCCCGGTCTTGGATTTGACGGACTGGTTGGATATTCACCCATAGCAATGGCAAAGAATGCAATCGGTATGGCAATTGCCTGCGAAGAGTTCGGGGCCAAGTTCTTTGCCAATGGTGCAGCCCCAAGCGGTGTACTTGAACACCCCGGCACAATCAAAGACCCCACAAGGGTTCGGGATGCATGGCAGAGCCAGTTCGGAGGCTCTTCAAACTCCGGCAAAGTCGCAGTTCTGGAAGAAGGAATGAAATATACACCTATCTCCATCTCCCCGGAACAAGCACAATTCTTGGAAACAAGAAAGTTTCAAATCAATGAAATTGCTCGAATTTTCAGAGTTCCACCGCATATGGTCGGAGACCTTGAGAAGTCGAGCTTTTCTAATATTGAGCAACAATCCCTTGAGTTTGTAAAATACACCCTTGACCCGTGGGTTATCCGATGGGAGCAATCCATGACACGAGCCTTGCTCACTTTGGATGATAAGAAGGAGTATTTTATTAAATTCAATCTTGAAGGTCTGCTCCGTGGTGATTACCAGAGCAGAATGAATGGTTACTCCATCGCAAGACAGAACGGTTGGATGAGTGCAAACGACATCCGTGAGCTTGAAAACCTCGACCGCATTCCTGCCGAGCTTGGTGGTGACCTTTACTTAATCAATGGCAATATGCTCCCGCTTGGAAACGCAGGAGCCTTTGCAAATATAAACACCGATAAGGAGGTAAGCGAAAGCAATGAAGAAGTTCTGGAATTGGACAAACAATCAGGAGAGCCAAGCGAGGATACTTCACCTCAACGGAACAATCGCAGAGGAAAGTTGGTTTGACGATGATGTCACACCGCAGATTTTCAAAGACGAGCTGTTTTCCGGGGACGGTGATGTTACTGTTTGGATTAACTCTCCCGGTGGCGACTGCGTAGCTGCTGCACAGATTTACAATATGCTGAAGGATTACAACGGCAATGTAACTATTAAAATTGATGGCATTGCAGCATCGGCAGCATCTGTAATTGCTATGGCAGGCAGTACAGTGTTAATGTCACCCGTCTCAATGCTTATGATTCATAACCCTATGACAGTTGCAATGGGCAATGCCGGGGATATGCAGAAAGCAATCGAGATGCTTGATGAGGTTAAGGAATCCATTATAAATGCTTATCACCTCAAGACAGGAATGTCGAGAGCAAAGATATCGCACCTTATGGATTCTGAAACTTGGATGAATGCCTACAAAGCTGTCGAGCTTGGTTTTGCAGATGACATTCTTTTCAGAAATGATGAACAGGATGATGAGGACGAGGAAAAAGAACTCGAACTCGGCACAGAAGAAACCAAAAAGGAAGAACCAAAAACCGATGAGCCAAAGGAAACTGACCCGGAAGAAACTCCGAAGGAAGAACCCGATGAGGATGAGGACGATGATGAAAAGAAAAAAACTGCTCCTCCGGCACCTTCCAAAGAGCCTGCCGATGCAGTAATGTTTTCTCGCAAGACAGCTGACAATGCTTTGATGACTAAACTCAAAAAGCATTACAGCCCCACAAACACAGCAACACCCAAAACTGGTCGTTCCGTAGATGAACTTATGGAAAGACTCAATCTATTAAAAAGATAAATTTAAGGAGGACTTATACTATGAATATTATTGAAATGCGTAACAAAAGAGCAAAGGCGTTTGAAGCGGCAAAGGCTTTTATTGAGGCACACGCTGTTGACGGAATCCTTTCTGCGGAAGATGCAGCAACCTATGATGATATGGAAAAGAGCATCAAAAAGTACGATGAAGCAATCGGCAGAATGGAAAGACTCGAAGCAATGGATGCAGAGCTTTCAAAGCCTGTTTCTACACCTATTACCGAAAAGCCTGCAAAGGCAAAAGACGACACCAAAACCGGGCGTGCTTCCGATTCCTATAAAGATGCGTTCTGGAATCAGGCAAGAGCAAAGAACGGCAGTGTATCTTATGAAGTAAGAAACGCCCTTCAGGAAGGTGTCGACAGTGAAGGCGGTTACCTTGTGCCGGATGAGTTTGAAAGAACTCTTGTGCAGTCTCTTGAAAATGAGACCATTGTCCGTAAACACGCAACCGTAATCACAACCGAAAACGGAAGCCGTAAAATCCCTATCGTTACAGAAAAAGGTACCGCTTCTTGGGTTGAAGAAGAAGGCATCATCCCCGATGGTGATGACGTATTCGGTCAGCAGCAGATTGATGCACACAAGGTTGGTACAATCATTAAGGTTTCGGAAGAGCTTCTTAATGACTCTGCTTTCGACCTTGAGTCATATTTCTCTGCCGAATTCACAAGAAGAATCGGTGACAAGGAAGAAGAATCCTTCTTTACTGGTAACGGTGTCAAGAAGCCTCTCGGTGTCCTTGCTGATGATGGCGGTGCTGAAATCGGTATTACAGCAGCATCCGCTACAGCAATTACAGCGGATGACATTGTAGACCTTTTCTATAGCCTTAAGGCTCCGTATCGTAAGAATGCAATCTGGGTTCTCAACGATGCTACAGTTGCGGCTATCAGAAAACTCAAGGACGAAAACGGACAGTTCTTGTGGCAGCCTGCTCTCCATGCCGGGGATTATGAAACAATTCTTGGTAAGAGAGTTTATACTTCACCCTTTATGCCGGAACTGAAAGCCGGACAGAAGCCTGTTCTTTTCGGTGACTTCTCTTACTACTGGATTGGTGACCGTGAAGGTATTACCTTCAAGAGACTCAATGAAAGATTCGCTGACAGCGGTCAGGTCGGATTCCTTGCAACAAAGAGACTTGACGGCAAGCTCATCCTTCCTGAATCCATGAAGGTTCTGAAAATGAAATCTGCGTGAGGTGATGCCTGATGAAGATAAGAATTCTTAAAGGCTGTAGTGGACTTAAGTTTTCTTATAAAAAAGGCGATGTTGTTGATGTAACAAATACGGTCGGAAAAGACCTTGTTGAAGCCAACCTTGCTGAAGAAATCAAGACCACAACTGCCAAACCAAAGGCGGGTGCAAAAGCCGATGCTGAATCTTGATAATGTAAAGCAGTTTTTAAGGCTCGACACGGATGCGGAGGACAGATATCTTTCTGTCCTCCTTATTCTTGCAAAAGAGCTGTGCGAAAATTATCTCCGTAGGGAGATACCAAAAGAACCAGTTGAAAGCATACGATTGGCACAGCTGTTGGTAATCTCCCATTACTTTGAACACAGAGACGGCACACCTCTTCCCAAGGCGGTGTATCGTTTATTGGATGATTACAGAAATGAGGTGTTCTGATGAACTTTTCCAAACTCAGGCACAGAATTGTATTTCTTCGTCCCACAGATATTGAAACAAATTCTATGGGCGAAACTGTGCCGAAATACAAACCCTTCAAACCTTATCTTCCGCTTCCTTTGCAGGTGGATGATGATAAGGTGTATTTGACATATGATGATGACGGAAATGCTCTCTTGGCTTATGTTGATGGTAAGCCGTATGCTCAAAAGTTGGCTCTTAAGAATTACTCTGTTGCCGGACTTGTCGTTCCGATGAGTGGCAGAGAGTATGAAGAAAGCCAAAAGCTCCGTGCTGAAACAACATACAAAATATCAACTCGCTTCTTTCCCCGGATAACGCAGGATATGCACATCCTTTATGACAACCGGGAATTTGAAATCGTATCAATCCTTGACCTCAACGGCAGACATGAGGAGCTTCAAATTGTGGCTACTGAAAAAGACAGAACCACAGCACAAAGTCTTGATACCGAGGAATACGATGGCGAATGATGACGGCACTTTCGGTTTCGATGATTTGCAGAAAGCCTTTAACCGCATAGAACAGAAATACCCAAATAAAACGGATGCAATGCTTATGGCAATGGCTCGTATCGCTGCCAACCGAACCAAAGGCAAAACACCTGTGGGTGAAACAAAAAAACTCAAATCCACATGGCGTACTAAAAAGCCTAAAGTTTATGGTAAAGCACGAGTTGCCCGTATGCAGTCCGCTTCTCGTTATGCCCATCTTGTTGAAGACGGACATGAGATTGTCACTGGCGGTAAAGGCAACAAAAACGGACGGAAGCTCAATGTCTTACAGCGAGCTGTCCGAGGAGTTAAATCCGGCGGTCGAACCGAAGGTAAAAAGATGATTGCTTCAGCAATGAGCGACATTGAAAGTACATTTGACAAGTCGGCAGAGAAGCTCCTTGCCGACCTTGTGAAAGAGGTTGAATTATGATTGAGATTAAAGACATACAAACCGCTGTAGCGAAGCTCCTGAAAAAGAACGATTACTCGGTTGTTGCTTCCGAGGTAAAAGAAGGCTTTACAAAGCCTGCGTGTTTTATTGAGGTTATGCCTGTCAGTGTAACGATTGAAAACCAGTTCAATGAGCTGATAACTAACAGTGTGGAGATTTCATATTTCCCATCAATAGAAACTAAAGAGGAGCTTATCAAAACAGCGGAAGATTTCAAGAAAATATTCTTGTATTCTCCGTTGAAGGTCAAAGACAGATATTTGTCTATCAATGAGATTTCATTTGATGCCGACAAATCAACTCTGCTTGCATACTTCGAGCTTGAGTTCTTACAAGAAATTACTCAAAAAGCAACAAGAATTCCGAAAATGAAAACACTAAAAGAAAGCGTGGTGACAGGCAGTCATGGGACTTCCTAAAATTTTAATTGAATTCAAAACCCTCGCAGAAACAATCATCACAAGAAGTGAGCGAGGTATTGTTGCTGTCATTCTGAAAGATAACAGCAACACAACAGAGACGCACATATACAACAGAGAAAGCGAAATTGTGAAGAGCCATTTTACAGCTTCCAATCTCGCTTTTTTACAGCTCATATTTATGGGCAGCCCTTCAAAAGTGATTGTTGAGCGAATCCGCACTGACGGAGACATCGGAACCGCACTTGAGAGGCTTAAGAATAAGCAGTGGTATTATTTAACTGTGCCGCAGATTACATCTGAAGAAATTACAACTGTTGTTGGTTTCACTACACAGATGCGTAATTTGCACCATAAAACATTCAAAGCAGTTCTGCCGAACTGTTCTGCAAATTTTGAAGGTATCATAAACTTTGCCACTGATAATATCAAGGTCGGAGCGAAGACATATACCACAGCAGAGTTTTGTGCAAGAATCGCAGGTATCCTTGCCGGACTTCCTCTTAACAGAAGTGCCACATACTACACTCTTTCAGAGGTTGAAAGCATCACGGAGAGCGAAACTCCCGATACCGATGTAGACAGCGGCAAGCTCATCCTTATCAACGATGGCACAAAGATTAAGATTGCAAGAGGCGTAAACTCACTTGTTGATTTCAACGAAAATAAAGGTGAAGACTTCGCAAAAATCAAAATCGTGGAAGCTGTCGACATGATTCGTGATGATATCAGAAACACTTTTGAAGATGAGTTTGTTGGTAAGGTTGAAAACTCATACGACAACAAAATCGTGTTCATTGCTGCGGTCAATAAGTATTTCAAAGACCTCGCAGGTCGTGGAGTTCTTTATGACCAGTTTGATAACAAGGCTGAAATTGACCTCGATGCTACCCGTGAGTGGCTTAGTCAAACAAAGGATGTTTCTGCTTGGGAGGATGAAAGAATCAAGACCGCAAATACAGGAACAAATGTGTTTGTAAAAGCAAACATTCAAATCCAAGATGCCATCGAAGATTTGAACTTTAGAATCTATATTGAGTAAGGAGGTAACCGAGTATGGCAGTTAAACCTACAGCACCAAGAGTTATGAATGGTAAATGGGGCATGGTTTACATTGATGGTGAGCCTGTCTATGAAACCGATTCATACGAAGCAAAAGTAAAGATTGAACGTGAGGATGTAGACTTTGTTATGCAGATGGCAAAAGACTCCAAAATGACTGGTCTCACGGGTGAATGGAGCATGAAGGTTAAGAAGGTGTTCTCCCGTGGAGCACAGCTCCTTTCCGAAAAAATAAAGCAAGGTCAGGATGTCCGTATTCAGATCATCTCAAAAATTGATGACCCTGATGCTTACGGCAGTGAACGACTTGTAATCGAAAATGCTTGGTTCAATGAGCTGACATTGCAGAAGTTTGAAAACGCAAAAATGATTGACGAGGAATACAGCGGTGGTTTCACCGATTACTATTTCCCGGATTTAGTGGAAGTGAGGTAAAAAGATATGAATAAGAATACAAAAATCACACTGCAGGAACTTATCCGCAGAAAAGAACAGATGCTTGAAAGCAAGAAACAGCCGAAAACAGCAACTCTGTTCATCAAATCTCTCGGAGGAACAATCACCATTGAAAGTCCTACTGCAGCACTTGCCCGTGATGCACAGGAAATGGACAATGGCGATGCGTACATGGTTTACTCCTGTGTAACCGAGCCTTGTCTCAAATCAAAGGAATTACAGACCGAGTTCGGCTGTGTTGACCCCATGGAGATTGTTGACAAGATTTTCGATGCGGGTGAAATTCCGCAAATTGCCGTTGAGTGCCTTAAACTTGCCGGATATGTCGATGGCGTTAAGGTGGTAAATGAGATAAAAAACTCATAAGAGGTGATGGAGAGCTTGCCATGCTCTGTCACTTCCTTAATCGAGGGATTCCTCCTGAAAAGATTATAAATTTGTCCTTTACAGAAAAGCTCTTTTATAAAGGATGTTATGAAGTTTATATGGAGGATGAACTTGAAAAATACAAGGCACTGACAGGTGGTGAAAGCTAATGGCTAAAAAGAACATTGGTGCAACGCTTTCTATCAAAGATGGTAATTTCACCGCTGGGATAAAAAATGCTATCACGGGGACAAAAAACCTTAAAACACATACTACGAATGCCACGGGAAGCCTAAAAAAATTGAGCAATCAAAACAAGCTGACAGGAGCATCTCTTTCAAGTCTTGCAAAAAAGGTAACTGGCGTGGTGGCAGCGTATGCCGGGTTTTCAAAAATCGTGGACTTTACCAAACAGTGTATAACTGCTTGCGAAACACAGGTTAAGTCGGAAGCCCGTCTTGAACAGCTGATGATGAATGTAAAAGGTACAACACTTGAAAATGTGGATGCAATGAAAAAGTATGCAAGTGAACTTCAAGGCATAACAACAGTTGGAGATGAAGCTACCATTCAAGGAGCTTCACAGCTTGCTACTTTTCAGTTGCAAAGTGACACGATAAAAACACTTCTTCCTTCTCTTCAAGACTTGGCTGTTTCACAGTATGGCGTTTCAGTATCAGGTGACCAAATGCAGCAGATGGCAAACCTTATGGGTAAGGTTATGACAGGGAATGTCGGTGCTCTTACCAGATATGGTGTTACTCTTGACGAAACACAAAAGAAAATTCTTGCAAACGGAAACGAAAGCGAAAGAGCAGCAATGCTTGTTGAAGTATTAGGTCAGAATTTTGGTGGACTTTCCGAGGCAATGGCAAATACCCCAGAGGGTAAAATCATACAAGTAAAAAATGCTTGGGGTGATATGCAAGAGGTTATTGGTGGCAAGTTGTACCCGGTACTGACTTCTACCTTTGGATATGTTGCAAGTGTGATGCCAACGATTCAAAATGTAGTTGTTTCAGCTATTGATGCTGCATCTGTTCCTCTTGTATGGATAAAGGACAATGTACTTCCACCT